AATCTCGTGTACAGTTTTACCTGAATGCTGTTCATTTTCTAGCCAAGATGCGTTTGTAAGTTTTTCTAATGTATCTGCAGAAAAATAGTGTTCTCGTTTAGTAGCAACGCTTTTTTCTCGTATACTGGCATTACTTAGAGGATTAATATAACCGTATTTAATAATATTAGTATCTTTAATTTGTTGTTGAATATCTAAATTTAGTAACGGATTAGTGCAGCCGTATCTAATAAGATTCGTTTCTTTAATTTTAGATTGAACATTATAATTTTTTGCAGGATTATCAACGCCGTATTTAATTAAATTAGTATTTTTAATTTTTTGCTTAGTCGCTGATAAATGCATAACATGTGATACATTATATTTTTCTAAATTAGAAGTAATAACTCGTTGTTTGTATTCGGCAGTTTGTGAATAATGTTCAACACCGTATTTCTCTAAACTAGTAGACTTTACTTTAGTTTTCCAATTGTCAGTTTGAGTATGCCATTCGACTCCTAGAAGTTCTAAATTCTTTTTCTTTTTAATAACAGTAGAATAAGTTGCAGTGCATCTTGCACTACAGTATAATCGATATTGTTGTAAATCCGGATGCCATTTTAATTGGTTACTACATTTACAGCATGGGATCACAAGTGATTGTTGTTTAATATGATAAATTATTTGTCTAGCATTTGTACTTGATAACAATATAGCAATTTGTGATATTTGTTCAGCATACGGTGTTTTTAATAATGCAGTGTAAGACAGGCGACCTCGCCTGTCTAATTCTGTTAATGTAGTTAAAATTTTTTGATATTCAATCACTCGTAATCCTCTGATCTTCGCATTGCGGTTTCATATTCTTCAGATCCTGTTCTAGTATAAGATGGATTCATTCCGTTCATTTCTAAAATATCATCTCTAATATTCTGATTGCGCTTCTCTATATTTATAACTCTTACGAACGAATTGGTAACTGCTGCTGTAAAATAAGCAAATGGGTTATCTGATTTAGATTCATCAAACTGTAATCCAATCTGTGTTAATTGTAATATTGCTTGTCCACGCATTTCATCGTTGTAGGTATAACCTCTAACATTACCTCTAGTAGCATAACGTTCACATAATTTAATCATCATACGAGCTAACGTATCGGTAATTTGTCCTGCATTTTTATCAAAATGCCCGTCTTCTAAACTGCCGTTCCAATGGCTTCTACCAACACATACTAATTCGTTGTCTATAAATTTCCAGTGTTGAAACGGCGGAAAGTTAACTTTTTCTCTTTTATCTGCTTCTGTTTTTGGATTTTTCTTTCTTGTTGCGTTTAGTGGAATATGTTCGTACGACATAATTCTAAATACTAAACCTTCTTTTGGAATAGTTTTGTAGTTAACTTCGCATTCTGCTTGTTTAATTTTTTCGCCTTCACTCTTTCTAGTTAAATACGCTAAGTCCCCTATACGCTTTGCTTGATTCCGTTTTGCAGTAGCGATAGTGCGGATGTTTATTTTATCAAGGCTAGGTAAAATAATGTCGTATTGATGGTATGATGGGTTTGTAAAAACACAGTAAGAACTTTTTGATCTATGTATTTCTAACAGCATATCTTTATTGTTTAAGTAATTTACTTTTGGTGTAAGCATTTTTGTGTATCTCCATTTACATGTATATTATAAACTCTGCAGTTAATAAAGTCAAATAAATAATACAATAAAAGGAGTATAAAAATGTCAATAGCAGGATTAGGCGCAGCAGCTGGCGCAGGCATAGGTGCATTAGGTAGTGCAATGGATTTTGTAAGTGGGAGACGATCGTTTTCTCTACCACGAGCGGGAGAAGTTGCTGGCGATTTAATGAGTGTATATGCAATAGTTGAAGACATGATGATTGACGATTGGCGAGTTAGATTGTCGTTACCAACATGGCCAAGTTTTAGAGGTAGTCCGGTTTTAAAACCATTAAAAGATGCAGGCGGAATGATTTTCCCGTATACGCCAACTATTAATATTGCAAGCAGTGCAGCATATCAAAAAATGTCTCCAATACATTCAAACTTTTCGTTTCAGACGTATCAGCACAGTGATCCAGGTGAAATTACAATAACCGCGCCAATGAATGTTGAAGATACAGAGCAAGCATTGTATTGGATTGCAGCAATGCATTATTTTAGAGCTGTTACTAAAATGTTTTCGGGGTACGATCCAAAAGCAGGAAATCCCCCACCAATTGTTATGTTAAACGGATACGGTAGTTATGTGTTTAATAATGTACCAGTAGTAGTTAAGTCGTTTAGTACAAGTTTAACTGCAGAGTGCGATTACATTTCAGTTAAAACTGATACTAGTTTTGCCGGTGTTATTGGATCAGTAGCAGGTGGAGCTGGAGCAGTAGCAGGCGCATTAGGGTTTGATTCATTAACTGAAATAACAGATTTTATTGGTAGTACTGCAACCCTAGCAAACTCGTTAGGTATAGGTGGAACAGCATCCGGTGGTATTGCGCATGTACCGACAAAAAGCCAATTTCAAATAACATTAGCACCTGCATATAGTAGAACAAGTGCTCGTAAGTTTAGTTTAGACAATTTTGTATCAGGTTCTTATTTAAATAATAGTTTTGGATATGTGTAATGACAGCAAAATATAACAATACTAGTCCGTGGTTTACTACGCCAGTTGTTCAAGATTATTTAGATGTATTGCGGATTAGACCAGTAGCATCAGATGTTTCGGATTTTTTATATTTAATTGAAGCACAGTATAAGCATCGTCCTGATTTGTTAGCGTATGATCTATATGGAGATCCTGCGTTATGGTGGGTGTTTACACAACGAAACTTAAACGTAATTCAAGATCCTATTTTTGATTTTGTTCCAGGAAAGCAAATATATATACCGCAGTACAGTAAATTAAAAGTTTCATTAGGAATATAACATGTCACTTATAGATTCAGCAACAACATTCATTGAAGACACGTCTAAAGTTATTGCAACTAGTATGTCGGAAATTGCATCAGATTTTGGGCTAAAAATTAAAAAAATACCTGATATAAAATTGCCAGTTCCTAACTTACTTCATGGTTATGCAACGTACGATTATATTTTATCAATTAGTGCGTTGCATGACAATGATATTAAAGATCCGGACAATTCATATTTTAAAAATAAAACATTACAGCCTGGTAATCGATATGGAAACCCACCACAGATTATTTGTAAATCAGGGAATGCTGATCCAGATAACCGTGTAAAACTTGATTACGGAAAGTTTGATTTCTTTATTGACGACTTAAAAATTGAAGGTAATGTTGGGTTTATACAAGGCAATAATACTACATCGACACAAATATCGTTTTCAATCTATGAACCATTTAGTATGGGATTATTTACAATGTCATGTCAGCAAGCAGCCTGGGAAGCAGATCACCGTAATTGGAACGATGCACCGTTTTTATTAACTATAGAATTTCGAGGAAATTCTGAAAATGGAATGATGTTACCTATTACTGCAGCTACTAGACATATACCGTTTAAGTTTAGAGACATTAATATGAAAGTTGATACTACAGGGTCGCATTATGAAATAAGTGCATTTGTTTGGAATGAAATTGGATTAACAGATTCTGTTGCTAAGTTAGCAACTGACATGTCAATTAAAGGGTCAACTGTTCAAGAAATCTTACAAACTGGAGAAAAAAGTTTGCAAGCAGTATGGAACAAACGATTACAACAATATAAAGAAGATAAAATTATAGAAGTACCAGATGAAATAATAATATTATTTCCGCAAGAAATTGCGTCAGATAAAGGTGATTCGTCAGACAGTGCAGGAGCTACTGCTGGAAGTGCAACGTCAAGTACACTGTACGAAAAGTTAGGCGTAACTAAGAGCAAAGTTAACGAAACTCATGTTCAAGAAGCTGAAAAATGTAATATTATTGGTAAAGCATCGTTAGGGTTTGGTAACGACAAAACACCTGATCCGTCATATGGAAAAGAAAATCAAGTATATAATGAAGATACTGGATGCTTTATTAGAGCTAATAATACACCAAAACCTACAGAATGTGATTTTAAATTTAGACAAGATACTGACATTCCAAATGCTATCAACCAAGTAATTTTACAAAGTAATTTTCCAACACAATCTTTAGATCCAAAAGGAACATCACCGATGGGATATAAGAAATGGTGGAGAATTGATATACAAGTGTTTAACGTGTCTACTGATGCAAACTATACAACTACAGGAACTAAACCTAAAGTAATTGTGTATCGAGTAATTCCGTATAATGCGCATGCTAGTTCTGGATTACTAGCACCAAATGAAAAAGCTCCAGGGTTTGATTTACTAACATCAATGATTGTAAAAGAGTACAATTACATTTATACTGGTAAAAACACAGATGTAATAACATTTGAGATTAAAATGGAGAATACATTTAAGGGATTAATGCAAGCTGATTATGTAAAAGGATCTCAAGATGTAAAAACATCGGGAGAACAAGGGTCTGCAAGTAATGAAGAGTCTGCTAACACTGTTGCCCTTAAAGGAAATTCACCTGAATTAGGAACAACACCAACGTCGGCTGGATATATTGCTACATTTTTGTCTACTGATTTTCACGGTGGCGGAGGAAAAGAAACTGCAGGGACTAGGGCAGCTAGGTTGTTTCACGATGCTATTACCAAAGGGAGTGATATGATTGATTTAGAGATGAAAATTGTAGGCGATCCTGCATTTTTACATCATAGTGGTTTTGGTAATTACACATCGGCACCTACACAATATCCAAATTTAAACAATGATGGTACTATAAATTATCAAGCAGGTGAGGTTAATATTGTAGTTAATTTTAGGGTTCCGGTTGATATTAACCAAGCAACTGGCGTATATAAATTTGACGGAACATTTCCAACATCGCCATTGTTACAATTTAGTGGAGTATATACAGTTCGCCAAGTAGTTAGTACATTTAGTAAAGGTGCATTTGAACAACAATTATCAGGAAAACGTGCTTCTATGCAAGAATCAGCTAGTACAAAAGAATCGTCGTTTAGTTTGTCTAATTTTACAAAAAATGGATTAGCAGCCTTTAAAGGCATTACTGGAGGATTTTAAATGGCTAAGAATGTAGAAACCTCAAGTATTTCACAACCAGCTGCAACGCCTGGTCCGTTTTTAGCTAAAGTAGTAGGTCATTTAGATCCAAACTATATGGGAGGATTAGAAGTTGAAATTCTAAGACCAGTTGGCGGCACTAATTCAGAAGGACAATTGCATCAAGTAAAATACATGTCTCCATTTTACGGTGTAACAGGATTTGATTACACTCGTAAAGATTCTGATACATTTAGTGATACACAAAAAAGTTACGGTATGTGGATGATTCCTCCCGATCCAGGAACTACTGTAATTATTATCTTTATAGATGGTGATCCAAAGCGTGGATTTTGGATAGGATGCGTACAAGATGAGCATATGAATTTTATGGTACCTGGAATGGCAGGTACTGAACGAGTACTTGATGCAGATGGATTTCTTGATGGCAAGACATCAAAAAGATTACCAGTTGCAGAGTATAATAAGAAAAATAACAATTCTACCGGCGATACAACACAGAATAAAAAACCGTCACATCCGTTTGCTAAAATTTTAATTAACAGTGGATTAGACGTAGATGACATTCGCGGTACTACTACAAGTAGTGCAAGACGAGAAACACCTAGTGCAGTTTTTGGAATATCAACCCCAGGACCGTTAGACAAAGGTTCCGGTTCTGCAAAAGGCACAATTGGTAAAAAAGAACACGCTATTAAAAATACGTATGTGAGTAGATTAGGAGGATCGACTTTTGTAATGGATGACGGTGACGATAAATTTCTTCGTAAAAAGAAAGCAAGCGAAGCCGGTCCTGAGTATGTATCACCTGAGCAAGACGAAAAAGATGGTAATGTTAACATTCCTCATAACGAATTAGTTAGGATTAGAACACGATCAGGACATCAAATTTTATTACATAATAGTGAAGATTTGATTTACATTTCACACGGTAGTGGTAATTCTTGGATTGAAATGACTGCTAACGGTAAGATTGATGTATATGCTAAGGATAGCATTAGTTTTCATACTGAGAACGATTTTAATTTTATAGCTGATAGAGACATTAATTTTCAAGCTGCTGGCAGTATTAATTTAACGGCTGGTGCAAATTTTAATTGTACTGCAATGGCTAATTATGAAATTAGAGCCGGCGCCGATGGCAAATTAATGTGCGGTGGCACTAGTAACATTAAAGCAGGTGGCAATCATGTTGAATCTGCAGCACAAATTCACATGAACGGACCAGCTGCAGCATCTGCAGTTCCTGCGTTTCTTCCAGTACGAGTACCTAGTGTAGAACCATGGGCAGGCCATGAGAATTTAGACCCGACTATGTTTACTAAAGATAAAACTAAAGCAGTTGCAAATACTGATGATCCGCCAAAGAATCCGCCTACGTTAGTTGTGCAACCTAAAGAAGGACAAGAGCCAACAATGTGGAAAAAATATACCACGTCAACAGATACATTTAAGAAAATAAAAGGATCATCTTAATGAGCGAAAATTTATATCATCGGATTACATTACCTGCTAATCCAACAAAAACTGAAATTGTTCCACCTAAAACTTATAGCGGATTTAGTACAGTAAACGATTCTGTAGATACGTTTAGCTTGTATGATTTTGAATTAATAAAGCAAGATATTATGAATCATTTCCATGTTAGGCAAGGTGAGCGATTAATGCAACCGTCGTTTGGAACAATTATATGGGATATTCTATTTGAGCCAATGACTGACGAAGTTAAAGCTATCGTTTTACAAGATGTTAATCGGATTATTAATTACGATCCTCGTGTGGAAATTCAAAATGCATCTATTGGTTCTTATGATAGCGGTATTCAAATTGAGTTTGCATTAAATTATAAACCGTATAAGATTACAGAGCAAATAAAATTAAGATTTGATCAAGACAATGGCTTAATATAATAACTGCGCAGTTAATATAAACAATAAATACCATTATTAGGACAACATCATGAGTGCAACCGACAGACAGAATAGATTATTAGTAGCTGAAGATTGGAAGAAAGTATATCAATCTTTTAAAAGTGCAGATTTTCAAAGTTATGATTTTGAAAATTTAAGACGCACAATGGTTGATTATATTCGCCAAAATTACCCAGAAGATTTTAACGATTACATTGAAAGTTCAGAATACTTAGCATTAATAGATGTAATTGCGTTTTTAGGACAAAGTGTAGCGTTTCGTGTTGATTTAAATGCACGTGAAAACTTTTTAGAATTAGCAGAACGTCGCGATAGTGTGTTACGATTAGCTAAGTTAGTAAGTTATAATGCAAAACGATCTATTGCAGCACACGGGCTATTAAAATTTACATCAATACAAACATCTGAGAATGTATATGATAGTAATGGACGAAATTTATCAGGTCAAAACATTAGTTGGAATGATTCTTCAAATGCTAGCTGGTATGACCAATTTATTAAAGTAATGAATGCAGCAATGCCTGCATCTCAACAGTTTGGTAATCCGTCAAACAGCGGAGTTATATATGGAATACCTACTGATCAATATCTAATCCAAAGTACTAATACAGATGTTCCAATTTTTTCGTTTAATAAGACTATATCCGGTCGTGTGATGAATTTTGAAGTAACTAGTACAACATTTTTAGGACAAGATTACATCTATGAAGAAACTCCTAAATTAGGTAGAAATCTGTCTTGCATTTATAGAAATGACGGTCATGGCTATGGTAGTGCAGGTTCAGGATTTTTCTTAAACTTTACACAAGGTACATTAGGGTCATCGCAGTTTACAGTTACACAACCTAGAAAAAATGAAATTGTTAATATTGGATCAACCGGAATTAACAATACTGATGTATGGTTATATCGGTTAGATAAAAACGGAAATGAGTCTGAAGAATGGGTGCAAGTTCCTAATCTTGAAGGTAACAACATCATTTATAACAGTATTAGTAAAGATATTAAAAACATATATGGTGTTTCTACTAGAACAAATGATGCAGTTAGTTTAACATTTAGTGACGGTACATTTGGCAATCTACCATATGGAACTTTTAATGCGTATTATCGGCTAAGCAACGGGCTGTCATACACGATTAATACTAGAGACATTCGCAATGTAACTATATTAGTCCCGTACCTTTCGCAAGTAGGACAGCAAGAAACATTAATCGTAACGTTAAGTCTTGCTACATCAGTATCTAATGCAGAAGCAGCGGAAACTAATAGTAGTATTAAAGCAAATGCACCTGCAACATATTATACACAAAATAGAATGATTACAGGTGAAGATTATAATATCTGTCCATTAGGTGTAAGTCAGCAAGTACTAAAAGTTAAAGCAATTAATCGTGCGTCGAGCGGAATTAGTAGATATTTTGATTTAGTTGATCCAACTGGAAAATACAGTTCGACTAATTTATTTGCAGATGACGGCATTTTATATAAAGAAGAATATGATTCATATATTAAATTTTCTTATTCAACTAGAACAGAAATTGAAGGGATTATTAATAATGAAATTAATGATATAATGTCTATTCCAGATCTTAAAAATTTTTATTATTTAAAATATACAAATTTTTCAAAATTAGGAAGTACTCTTAATATTTCATGGAATGCAGTAACATTAGATGTAGTTTCTTCTACTGGGTATATGTATACAACCGTATCAGATACACCACTTGCTGATATTCAAGGTGTAGGTAGTGCAGCATCAACGGATTCAACTGAGTTGCAATATGTTAAAGTAGGGTCGATGATTAAGTTTATAAGCCCTGTAGGTACATATTTTGATACTACAAATTATAATAAATTGCTTAGTATTCCGGAAAATAAATCAGTTAACGAAATTCCAGGTGCAGTTACATATATTTGGGCATCAGTAAAGTCAGTTATATCAAATGGTACTGCAGTAGTTGACGGAACCGGACCAATAACATTAAACGTAAATGTAGATTCAAGAGCAATGATTGCTCAAATTATTCCTAAATTTAGAACAACATTAGACACTAGTGTAGTTACTACAATGATTGATTTGATATTTGAAAATAAACCATTTGGATTAAGTTTTAATATTGCTACACAGACATGGAATATCGTATACGAGTCAAATTTAAATTTAACAGATCCGTTTAGATTGTTTAATCAAGGAGACAATACTAACGGTAGAGTTGATGCTAGTTGGATGATATTGTTTACTACAAACAACGAATATTATACAGTTACTAGTCGAAACATTCGTTATGTTTTTGAAAGTGATTCGCAACTTAGGTTCTATTATGATAAGCATGAACATACATACAGCACATCAAATGTATTAATAAGAGATAAGATTAACATTTTAAGTATTAATAGAGTTCCTAATCAAACAGTTCCGTATACAACTGATCTTAAATGGGAAATTGTATCAGAGTATGTTGGATTAGACGGGTATGTAGATAATAAAAAAATCGTAGTATCGTTTGCAGATGCAGATGATAACGGAATAGTTGATGATCCTGAATTGTTTACAAATATTATTGATTTAGCAGACCCGTATATATTACAAGAAAAATACTCTATTTCGTTAGGTCAAGATGATTATCGATATACTGTTATAGATAGCAAGATTACTATAGAAGATAATGAATCTATAACAACTGGTGATCCTGGATCGTATCATTATTTTCCAATTGCAACTGTTGTTAAAAAGGCATCAACTACTGGAATATTAGAACCGACATTAGATTATAAAGTTTACGAAGGGCGTTCTAATTTAAAATTTCAATACATTCACAACGCTAACTATGAATCAAGAATTGATCCAGGTCTTAGCAACATTATTGATGTATATATTTTAACTAAAAGTTATGATACTGAATTTAGAAAATGGGTAGTTGGTTCAGTAAGTTCTAAACCGTTACCACCAAGTTCTGCAGAATTATACAATATAGTTGCACCTACTTTAAATTTAATTAAATCTATATCAGATGAAGTAATATATCATTCGGTAAATTATAAAATCTTATTTGGAGCATCGGCAGATCCTGAATTACAAGCAGTATTTAAAATTACAAAAACACCGGGATTAGTAGTTTCTGATAATGATGTTAAGTCTCGTGTTATTACAGCAATTAATACATTTTTTAATTTAGATAATTGGGATTTTGGTGACACGTTCTTCTTTACTGAGTTATCGACTTATGTAATGAACGAATTAACACCGTATATTTCAAATTTTGTAATAGTGCCTCGCAAGCAAGGACTTAATTTTGGTAGTTTGTATGAAATTAAATCAACTAGTAATGAAATATTAATAAATGGTGTAACTGTTAATGACATTGAAATAATTTCAGGCATTACGGCAAGTAATATTAAAACATCAAATATTTTAACTCTTGACAACACAATTAATCGACAAACTATATCTAGCTCATCGTATGGGAGTATTTAATGGCTAAAAACGACACAAATATACCTAGAGGCGTAACTCTAGATACAAGTGATAGTGATAACACTGCAAATTTTTTACCTGCATATTACAGATCTGACTCAAATAAAAAGTTTTTACATGCAACGATAAATCAATTAACGCAACCGGGCGTAGTAAAAAAAGTCAACGGATATATTGGTAGATTATCTGCAAAATCAACATCGTCGTCTGATATCTTTATTAATGCCCCAAGTAAAAATAGACAAAACTATCAATTAGAACCTGCAATGGTTATTAATGATGATATGGATAATACTGTCTTTTTGAAAGATTATTTAGATTATGTTAATCAGTTAAGAGCATTTGGTGCAAACGTATCAAATCATCCTAGATTAAATTCACAAGAAGTTTATAGTTGGAATCCTCATATTAACTGGGATAAGTTTGTAAATTTTCAAAATTACTATTGGATGCCCAACGGCCCGGATGTTGTTACTATTAGCAATCCGATGTTAGCGGTTGACAGTAAGTTTACAGTTGATCTTGAAGTAATCAAAGGCGATGCTGCATTTATACTTACACCCGACGGGCTAACACGTAATCCAACAATTACATTATACAGAGGATATACTTATCAGTTTGATGTTAATTCGCCTAATCATCCGTTTAGTATTAAAACAATTAAAAGCATTGGTATCTCAAACCGTTATAATACTGTAAGTAATAACGGAATAACATCAGGTACTGTAACATTTGAAGTATTAGATAATGCACCTGATATTTTATACTATGTAAGTGAAAATGACGTTAATGCAGGCGGCGTAATTAGTATTTTAGATGATACTGATCATAGTTATATTAATGTTGAACATGAAATCATAGGTAAAAAAACGTATGCGTTATCAAGTGGCATTAATTTAAGTAATGGCATGTGTGTAACGTTTAGAGGTACTGTTGTTCCTGCAAAATATGCAACTGGAAAATTTCATGTTACTGGTGTAGGTGATGCAATTAAGTTAATAGCTGATAATGATTTACAGCTTATATCTACATATACTACATCGCAGTCTATTCAGTTTGAAGTTAACCCATTTGACGTATCACCGTTTGACACTGCAACTTCTTATGCATCTAAAATTGATTACATGGTAATTGACCTAGGTAGTAATGATAAAAATCCGTGGAGTCGTTATAATAAATGGATTCACAAAAGTGTAATTGAAGATAGTGCAGCTATTAATAAAGTATCACCAAATCTTGATCAAAATTATCGTGCAGTTAGGCCAATTATTGAATTTGATACAAATTTAAAGTTATTTAATTTTGGCACGTTTGCAGAGGTTGATGTTGATTTAATTGACACGTATACTACTGATGTATTTTCAAATATTGAAGGATCGTTAGGTTATTCAGTTGACAATATTCCATTATCATCCGGGCAACGTGTAATTTTTACAGCAGATCCTGATCCGTTAGTAACAAATAACATATATCGTGTTGAATTTATTGACGTGTTGCATGAAATTAATTCAAAAAAAATAAGCAGCAGCGGAACAATTACTAATTTACAAAAAGTTGAATCAGATTGGACTGCAATAATTACCGGGTTAGATTCTACAGAAGGAGTAGTAGTTGGATCAACATTAACTGCAACATCTAAAACTGGAAAGTTATACAATAGCACTATTGATACTGAAGTGCAAGTAATAGAAGTTATTAGTTTAACTAGTTTAAAATATGTAGTAAAAGGCGGAATTAAACCAGTTCTAGGTACAATTTCTAATATTAAGATTACTAGGGACAGTAGTCGTCAACTACGATTAATAAAAGAGTCATCACCTGTTATTGATCAGGTAGTAGCTGTAAAGCATGGTAGAATTTCTCAAGGTTTAATGTATTGGTTTAATGGCATTACTTGGAAACTAGCACAACAAAAAACAGATGTTAACCAGCCACCGTTGTTTGATGTAGTAGACGATAATGGTATTAGTTTTGGTGATACTAGTGAATACAGTGGATCGACATTTAAAGGGACTAGTATATTTTCTTATAAAGTAGGAACTACTGGTACAAATGATACTAATTTAGGATTTCCTTTATCTTATAAAAATATCAATAACATTGGTGATATTGTATTTAATTTTACACTAATTAATGATACATTCCAATATGAAACATCAAACGTTACTCAAACAAAAACCATTGATACTGGATTTTTAATATCTACTCATAATAATATTACAAGTTATGAAAATGGTTGGGTAACTTGTACGTGTCAATATACCCAGCCTGCAGTAAGAGTATACAGAAATTCAAATAAAACAAATAATTTTGATATTGATATATTTGATAATCTTCCGTCACTTTCTGATATTGAAGTGAGAATATATGTAAATGGTATACGGAGTTTAACTACTAATACTTGGACAATTAAATCTACATTAGATGACGGAAGTCCGTTACTATATCATCAAATTGTTTTTACTAATCCTATATTATTATCTGATATCTTAACTATTAAAGTATTTTCGTTGTTACCGATTAATGTAAACGGTTATTATGAAATTCCTATTAATTTACAACATAATCCGTTAAATGGTGCATTAACAGAGTTTACACTAGGTGAAGTTGTTGACCATGTTGATAGTATTGTTGATAACATATACCTAGGACAACAAAATTATCAATTTACAGGTACTTACCCTGGAATTAGTAATTTGAGAGATTTAGTGAATTTATCACAGTTTGGTACTAAATTTGTTCAACATAGCGGCCCGTTAAGCTTATCGATGTATCATGTTACATCTGATAACAATCTTATTCGTGCAATTGATAAATCTCGAAATGATTATTGTAAATTTAAACGTGCGTTTATGAATGTTGCATCAACTCTAGGTGTTGATACAGACACTAAAAGACACGTAGATTTAGTTTTAAATGCATTAAATGCCGATACACCGTCAACTTCACCGTATTATTTTAGTGATATGATACCATATGGTGCATATAATAAAACTGATTTTATTGTACGTGATCCAGAAGTTACTATATTTTCTTTATCTAAAGTGTTTACATTAGATACATTATCAACCTCTGCAGTATTAGTGTACTTAAATGACGTTCAATTGTTGCACGGAAGTGAGTATATTTTTAACACCCAAGGATTTGTAGAATTATTAGTTAGGTTAACTGCTAAGGACGAAGTTTCAATTTACGAATACAAAAATACTGATGGTTGCTTAATACCAGAAACACCAACTAAGTTAGGTATGTGGCCAAAATACACTCCAACAATATATAGAGATACTACGTTAGTAACTCCAAGATGGGTGCTTCAGGGACATGACGGAAGTTTAACGTTATTGTATGGATACTATAATGAAACTACACAAGAGTTAACGTTAGATTACAGAGATGAGTTATCATTAGAGTTAGAAAAACGAATTTATAATAATATTAAGGTACAATACGATTCTAATATATTTGATATTAACGATGTTATTCCTAGATATGGCATTCCTAGTGATTATTCATTACAGGAATTTAATGAAGTGCTGATCTCAAATTACTATCAATGGGCAGTTAATATAAAACAAGATTTTTCAACTATACTTACACAAGATAGAACTAATTTCTTTTTATACAATTATAGTAAACACTACACTTTAGATAATCAACAGTCTCCGGGATGCTGGAGAGGGATATATCAATGGATGTATGGAACAGATCGGCCTCATATTTGTCCATGGGAAATGCTAGGAATAACAGAAGAACCGGTTTGGTGGACTGAAGTATATGGACCGTTACCGTATACAAGTAACAATATTGTTATGTGGTCAGATATAAGCAACGGTTTAGTAAAAGATCCAACTACACCGGTTGTATTATCTAAATTTGTTAAACCATTTTTGTTAGATCATTTGCCAGTTAACGAAAATGGAGATTTAGTTAGTCCGTATGAAAACAATATAGTACGTGGTCGTTTGATAGATGCACAACAAGGTGATTTTAAATTTGGTGATATTTCTCCAGTTGAAGCAGCATGGCGTCGTAGTTCGTATTATCCGTTTAGTGTAATAAAAACTGCAATGTTGTTAAAACCAGCTAACACAATTGGAGTTTTACTTGATAGATCAAGAATTTCTAGAAATTTAACTAATCAACTTGTGTATACTGATACTAAAAAACGAATTAATTTATCAGATATTAAGGTACCAAGCATTTATTTAAGTACTAATCGTATTCAAACTGCAGGTCTTATAAATTATTTGATTAGCTATATCGATTGTGCTGATATTGCAAATTACAACCACTATAAATCTGATTTGTTATCATTAACATCGCAATTATGTTATAGAGTTAGCGGATTTACTAGTAAAGAAAAGTTTAATTTATTATTAGAATCGAGATCTCCGGCGTCAACTGGTAATATTTTTATACCTCAAGAAGATTACAAAGTAGTTATGAATACGTCGTCTCCAATTAGCGTGCTAGTATATAGTGGCGTAATTATTACAAAAGTAGAAGGCGGGTATGAAATTAAAGGTTATAGTATTACCCAACCGTATTTTAAATATTATTCTAGTAGTGTTAGTGGATCTCATATAACAATTGGCGGTGTGTCGGCTGCGTATTCATTATGGTCGGCTAATCAATATTACTTAAAAGACAGATATGTAAAATTTAATGAACGGTATTATAATACAAACGTATCTCATGTTTCAACTGATTTCTTTGAACCAAACAATTTTACATTATTATCAGATTTGCCAGTAGTTGGCGGAGAAAGAATTGAATTTAAACAACGGTGGGATACTGAAGAACAACAGTTACTTTACGGATCTAAACTTACATCTATCCAATTAGTAGTAGATTTTTTACTTGGGTATGGAAGATGGCTATCTAATCAAGGGTTTAACTTTAACGAGTTTAATCGTGCATTAGGTGCAGTTGCAAATTGGGAAACTAGTGCTAAGGAATTTGTATTCTGGACTACTCAAAATTGGGGAAATAATCAACCAGTATGGGCTGAATGGACACCTAATGTACCTGTTCAAAATGGAGAAATTGTTCGATATACTGGAGATTATTATAGAGCATTGCGGACAATGACTGAGCTAACATTTACTGAAGATGATTACGTGTTGCTACCTGGACTTAGCGTTGACGGAAATTCAGTATTAACATTAAGTCCTGCAGCAACTACATTAGTCTTTAGTACATATTTGAGTGTAGTTGATGATATTACTAAATCAAATTATGTGTATGAAATGTTTGATGTGAATGGAAACCCAATTTTACCTCAGTATGTTAATTCATTTAGAACAGACAACGCAGTAAGTTATACAACTAAGAAAGATACCTATATTTATTGCGCTAGTTTTTACTTAGTACAGCAAGAACATGTAATAGTAATTAACAACACTACAATGTTTAATGACACTATTTATAATCCAGAAAGTGGCTATAAACAAGATAAAATTAAAGTAGCAGGATACGTAAGTGCCGACTGGAATGGCTCAGTAAATGTACCGGGATTTATTATAGATAACGCAATTATTTCTGAATGGACACCTTGGCAGGATTATGCATTAGGTGACGTTGTTAAACATCGTACATTCTATTATAGTGCAAATGAATCAATTCCGGGTACTGAAACATTTAATAACTCAAATTGGATTAAATTAAGGAATGCACCTTCTGCAAAATTGTTACCAAACTGGAACTATAAAGCAACTCAGTTTACTGATTTTTATAGTTTAGATAGTGATAATTTTGATATTGCACAACAAAAAATGTCGCAGCACTTAATAGGATATCAAAAACGTCAATATTTAGAAAACATTATTCAAGATGACGTGAGTGAATTTAAATTTTATCAAGGTATGATTATTGAGAAAGGCACACAAAATGTTCTTAATAAATTATTTGATGTATTAAGCTCGTCTAATAAAGAAAGTTTAACATTTTATGAAGAATGGGCAATCCGTACAGGGAGCTACGGTGCATCTTTGGCATTTAATACTGTTGAATTTAAACTAGACGAATCTTCATTTAGATCAAATCCACAAGGATTTCAGCTATTAAATACTAACGATGTTGTAAGTAATGATTATATTATTCACGTTTTACCTACAGAGGTGTATGTAAAACCTCTTGGATATACACCATCTATTTGGCCTGAGAATACAAAACAAGCACAAGTACTAAGACCATGTGGCCATGTTAGAGAAAGTGAAGTTTCATTAGTAGTAAAATCACTTAGTGAATTATTAACATCTTCAACTAGTCTTTCAGTTGGACAATATGTATGGTGTACGTTTGAAGGAACAAGTTGGAATGTATACCAACTTGAGTTAGCAGAAACAACATTTAAAGAATGTCATGTAACAGCAACTACTGTTAGATTTGTGTGCGATAATACGCTAACAGAAGGTCAGTACATTAAACTTATTGATACAAATAGTACACCAAAACCGTTATATAATAATAAATTTTTTAAAGTTGTTAGTGTAACAAGTACTGAGTTTAGTATTGCATTAGCATCTGGACCATCTTTAAGTAACGAAGAAGTTGCTAAGTTACATGTTAATATATTAGTGTCTCGTCGGTACATTAACAAAGATGATAACAACATACCATCTAGTGCTGCACTAGGTGAGTTAATTTGGACTGACAATTATGCAGGATCTGACGGACAGTGGATAACTTGGGAATGGAAGTTAGCTGAATGGAGTGTAAAACATCAAGCAATATCTCATCCTGATGTAACAAAAATCAAACAAGCATTTTTATATAACAAAGTTTCTAACCAGGTAGTAACATATTTAGATGTAGTAGATTCATTATATGGCAAAAATCCAATCATTGCAGATCGTGAAATTAAGTTTAAATCGTTTTATGATCCTGCAATATATAGTATTCATACTACTACAACAGTAGTTAATGGTGTTAACGTTGATGCTGACATTGCATGGAATACAGAACAAGTTGGCACATTATGGTGGGATTTAAGAACTGCTAAGTTTATTAGTAGTTATGCTGAAGATGTTGCGTATAGAAACTCAACGTGGAGTACACTTGCATACGGTGCTACTATAGATGTATATGAATGGGTAGAATCAAAATTATTGCCAGAAAGTTGGGACGAAACTGCAGACACTGATGCAGGATTAGCCAATGGAATAAGTGGTAAATCATTATATGGAAATTTGTATTATTGTCAACGCCGCAGGTATGATAAAATAAGCCAACGCTATTCTTACACTTACTATTTTTGGGTTAAAAATAAAATAACGATACCTAATGTTGCTGGCAGAAATTTGTCAGCGTCAAATGTGGCAAGTTTAATTGCAAATCCGCGAGGCGATGGCTATGCGTTTTTAGCGTTAACAGGAACTAATTCGTTTAGTTTAGTTAATGTTAAACCGATGTTATCGCATGATGACGTAGTTTTATCAGTAGAATATTGGACAAATGATAAAATTACTCAAAATATTCATTCTCAATGGAAATTAATTAGCGCAAATGAACGTACTGTATTACCTGCAAGTATTGAACAAAAATGGTTTGACAGTTTATGCGGATATGATATGCAACACCGCAACGTTCCTGATAACTTATTACCAGTTAAATTGCAGTATGGTATAGATAATCGTCCACGCCAAAGTATGTTTATTAACAGATGTGAAACGTTAAAGCAGTTTATTGAACAAACTAATTTAGTAATGTTAACTTATGCAATGGTAGATACTCGTGACTTATCTGATTTATTTATGTATGATCCAATACCAAACAGTAACCGCGGATTATACGATGATGATATTGATACTGATGCAGAATTACGATTAACTGTTGCAAAATCATATATTAAACCAGTGATTAATCCGGTAATTGTTAACGGAAAAATTACAGGTATTGATATTATTAATCCAGGAAGAGGTTATTTAAATGCACCGTATGCAAATGTTATAGGAACCGGTATTGGTGCAGTTGTAAGATTTACAATTAGTAATACAGGCGCAATTAATAGTTGTGAAATTATTAATTCCGGCGAAGGATATGACGATAATACTATAATTACAGTTAGAAATTATTCTGTGTTAGTTAAGAGTGATTTGTCTTCAAATAGTGTGTGGAGCATATATGATTACGATAGAACTACAGAAGAGTGGAATAAAGTGTTAATGCAATCTTATGATACTCGTAAATACTGGAGTTATGTAGATTGGTATGACGTCAGTTATACGCAGTATACAGCAGTATCGCATTCAGTTAATACCTATTCTGATTTGTATGATTTGGATGCAGCAGTTGGTGAGGTTGTTAATGTAAGAACAACTAATTCAAACCGCTGGGTGTTATTAAAAAAATATAAAAATGTAAAATCTTCTGATTGGACACAATCTTATAAAGTTATTGGCAGTCAAAATGGTACTATTCAATTTAGTTCATTGTTATATAACTTTGCAGATACAACAATTGGGTATGATGGGTATTTTTATGATCAAGGAGTTTACGATAACGGTGCAGTAATTGAATTACGTATAATTTTAAATCTAATAAAAGATAAATTGTTTATAGATGACTTAAAGTCAGAATATTTGCAATTGTTCTTTACTTGTGTGCGTGCTGCATTGAGCGAACAGACATATATTGATTGGATATTTAAGACTAGTTTTGTTAATGTAATGCATAATGTTGGAGCATTGCATCAAACAGTTACATATCAAAATGACAATTTAAGTAATTTTGAAGATTATGTTAATGAAGTTAAGCCTTATAGAACACAAGTAAGAGAATATGTTAGTTTGTATGATGCAACTGACACTAGCAATTTATTAACTACTGATTTTGATGTACCGGCTGAATCTACATCGTTTTATAAATTTAAAAATGGAAAAATTACTGCAGCTAGTAATGCACCGTATACTACACAAAGTTGGTATGATAATGCAGGATATTCAGTAGTATCTATAAAAGTACTTAACAGTGGATCAGGTTATATATCAGAACCAACAGTTACTGTAGTAAGTAGTACTGGACACAATGCAACTGCAAAAGCGTATATTTCTAGCGGCAAACTATCTCGTATTACTGTAGTAACAGCTGGATCAAAATACCTGTCAGTTCCTGAAATTAAGATTGAAAATGGTCTTGCAAGTAACGGAGTTGCTGCAACTGCAATTGCAATATTAGGTAATGGTGTAGTTAGATCTAATTTAATTAAATTAAAATTTGATAGAATTAACAGCAATTATGCAATGTCATCTTTAGATTGTACCGATACATTTATAGGAACTAGATTAGTACAATTTAGATTAACGTGGGCTCCTGATATTCGTGTTGGGTATTCGTCAGTAACCGTTAACGGATTGTTGCAGTTACGTGATACTTATACTATTAAAGTTGATACTATAACAACTGCAAATGGGTATGAATCGTACGTAGGTTTGATTACATTCGATTCTGCACCTAACGGCAATATAGTTGTAACTTATATAAAAGATGTATCGTTAATGACTGCAGTTGATCGAATTCAATTTTATTATACTCCAAGACCGGGTAATTTAGGAAAAGATTTAGCACAATTAATGACTGGTATTGAATATGCCGGAGTAGTGCTGTCTGGAGTAAATGTTAACAGTTCAGTTGGATGGGATAGTAATCCGTACTATACTGAATCGTGGGATAGTTTTAAACCAACAATTGATGATTATCAAGTAACTGTTGCTGCAAATACGTACAATATAGAATTACCGTATATACCAACAATTGGATCAGTATTAAATGTATATTATTCTTTTAATTATACAAAATTGCTGTCAACTGATGGTAGAACATTAACGTATTATTTTTCAAAATACGAACATATACCAAGTGTAGCAGTGTATAAACTAGCAAAAGTATTAACAGATGCAAATTTTAATACTAATGAAATACATCTTGATTCAGTTGACCAGATTAAAATAGGTGATGTTGTTTCAAATAACATCCATCCTGTAACAACTACTACGTTACGATTAATATCAACGTCTAGTACCTATAATTACTTAACGGTTAATAGTACATTGGTATTATATGTAAATATGCCGTTATTTTTTACAGGTAAAACATCAGTTGGCGGATTACTATTGGAACATACATATTATGTTTGTGAAATTATTAGTAGTACACAATTTACTATTAGCTTAACTGTTAGCGGAAGTAAAGTTGGAGTTACTGATAGTTTAGGTGCAATGACAATAGTTGCAGGTGAATTTAACTATAACACAACAATTATTGATATTAATACAACTACTAAGGTTGTTACGCTTTCTAATATGTTGAGTACATTAGTAGCTGCAACCACTGAGTTGAAAATTAAAAGACAACTAGTTAAATATCGTGATTTTTTAAAGATTAGCAGAACTTCTATTACATTAAAACGTGCATTTCCATTAGGCGTAAAACTAGAGTTGAGCGGAAAGCGCGAAGTAGTGCGTATAGATGATGATAATTATGGAAATACTTCTATAAAGAACGATCATGCAATAATGTCATCATATGTTGCAGATGGAGTTTCAAAAATAGTTACTATTCCGTCGACGTATACTAATAAATCGGGAGAAGTTGTAGATTTTCAAATAAATGACGGTGATATGTTTATTATCCGTAATTCAACTAGTGCTGGTTCCGAATCTGAATATAATATCGATACTGCAATTAGCGGCGGAAGTTTTGCAGAACATTCAGCAGCAGGTATTGCAGCGTCTGAAATAATCATTGATGGTTCTAGTTTAATAAATCAAGATACTGATGCAGGACCAGAAGAAGTGGTACCTGGCCAAGTAGTTGATGCACTTGCAATTAAAGTATATGATCGCACTACAGAAGTTGATGCTACTGCAAAATATCCAACTGGGTCATACATGCAGTTTAAAGATATGTTAAATCGCACTCATATTAAACGATTACGTGCAGATAAACAGACCCAATTAACGGTTGCATTGTTACTAACTGATACTACAATTACAGTTACTGATGCAAGTACATTTGATATACCGTCTCCTGAATTAAATAAACCAGGAGTAATTGATATAAATGGCGAGCGTATTGAATTTTTTACTATTAACGGAAATGTATTAGGACAACTTCGTAGAGGAACCTTAGGTACTGGTATTTTAGCAGTACATGAAGTTAGTGCATCGGTACAAGAAATTGGTACTAATGAAACGATGCCATATCAAGATAATATATTGATTACTGAGGTTGAGTCTGATGGATCACAGTATGTAGATATTTCAGTATTTCCTATAAAATCAAGTAACTGGGTATTGAAAACAACTATGTTAGCAGTTACATTGTTAAGAGAAGACACCTCAATAACAGTTACTGATGCAAGTAGTTTTAAACTTGAACCAAATAAGCCCGGAGTAGTTACGATAAATGGCGAACGTATTGAATTTAATGAAATTACAGGTAATATTTTAAGCCAGTTAAAACGAGGAACTAAAAATACAGTAATTTTAGACACACATGATCAAAATTCAATTGTATACAACAATAGTACTGCTGATTATGGGCAATGTAATAATATTGAAGTAGTTATTGATGGTAAATTATTGAAAAAAGTACCTTATCAGATACATGATGCTAATATTAATATTGCAAGTCCATTAGGTGATGTGCAGTATAATGCAGAATTTTCAGTAAATGGAAAATCTAAACAAATTCGATTAGAAACTGCAGTGCCTGCAGGAACAATTATTACAGTTATTAAGCGTGTAGGAACTGATTGGAATGAAACTGTTAAATCAAATGCAGTTAAAATAGCAATTACTTCCTTCTTAAATGCAATGCCAGGAAGTCAGTACCCAGGAAACATTTAAAAGTAACACTTATTATTACTTGATAAATATACGATAACGAGAGAACACTATGCAGAATAAAGATATTACAGGACTACATATAGAAGGACATATTAAAATTTTTGATCCTTCTAGTAAAGAAGTGTATGTAAACAAACGAAATGCTATACACTATGAAAATATAAGCATTGCATTGGCAAAAAGTATTGCAGATAACGGCGAAGGTTTTATATATCAACTGGCGTTTGGAAACGGCGGTACTGCGGTTGATCCTACTGGTATTATTACATACTTAACTCCTAATAGTTCAGGAACAAATGCAAGTTTATACAACCAAACTTTTACAAAAGTTGTTAATGATCGATCAACTAATAACATTGATCCAACACGAAATTACATTCAAACACGTCATGTAACTGGTGTAAATTATACAGATGTATTTGTTTCATGTCTATTGGATTATACAGAACCATATGGACAAAGTGCATTTGATACGGCAAACAACAATAACAGTGAGTTTGTATTTGATGAATTAGGGTTAAAATCATTTAGTAATGATGGTAACAGCATGTTATTAACCCATGTTATTTTTCATCCTGTGCAAAAGTCATTAAACCGATTAATTCAGATTGACTATACTGTTCGTATACAAAGTTTAACAAGTATCGGAGCGTAATATGACATATCAAGTTAAGTATTCCGAAAGCACTAATTCTGCAAAACCTGCAATTACTGTTGAAGACAAAAATGTTAATAAGCAAACGTCTCTATCATTTGTTGGGCAAAATTACACAGGGTATGCATCAATTATTGCAGAAAATTTTTTACATTTATTAGAAAATTTTGCTAAAAGTACAGCACCTAACAACCCGGTTGAAGGGCAAATATGGTATGATAATACCACATCTGATTCATTACTTAAAGTGTACGACGGATCAAATTGGGTACCGACTGGCGCAGTAACAAAATCTGCTACAGAACCTACATCAAATTCTAGTAACGGTGATTTGTGGGTTAATCCAATTACGCAACAATTGTACATTTTTTCTGGAATTTCGTGGTCATTAATTGGGCCACAATTTAGTGGCGGGTTAAAAACAGGTGCAATTGTTGATTCAGTTAGTGACACAGTTGCAAGTGTTAATGATGCACCGCACAATATAATTTCATTTTATTCAAATAATGAAAGAATTGCAATCCTTAGTTCAGATACTTTTGTACCAAAATCATTTATTAAAGGGTTTGCTACTGTAAATAGAGGCATTACATTAACTACTGAAGTATCGAGTACTGTTGCTGCTAAGTTAGTAGGTACTGCAACTGCTGCTGACAGTCTAAATGTTAGTAATGTTGCAGTAAACGCATCAAATTTTTTAAGATCTGACGTAAAATCAACTACTAATAATGTATTTGAAGTTAAATCAAATTCCGGATTAACGATAGGTGGAGATTTAAGTTTTAATATTGGCATCGATAGCTCAGTTATTACACAAACGTCGTTAAACAAAAATATACAGTTTAGAGTTAAAAATAGTTCAAATGATATTTTAAACATTTTACATATTGATACAAGACAACGAATTGGTATCAATCAAACTAACCCATCAGTAGATTTTGATGTAGATGGTGAAGCAAAAATTAGCAAAAATTTAGTAGTTGGAGTGTCTACTGATAGTACTCCTGGAGGAATTACTTCAAATGGTACGTTAACTGTTAATAAAATATCAACATTTAATGACGAAGTAAAGACAACTAAAGGGTTAACAGTATCAGTATTAACCGGCCAACCAGCAATTAAACCAACGCTTGATGATGTATATGACATTGGAACAGCTTCTTTAAGATTTAAAGACATTTATGCTACTAGATTACATGGAATAATAACAGGAAACGTAACAGGAAACGTAGATGGAAATGTATCGGGCTCGGCAGGGTTTCTACAATCGGCTGCATCAATTAAATTAATTGGTGATTTTACTAGCGATGCAGTTCCGTATAATGGTAAAGACAATATCGAAATTAAAACGACAATTAGTTCAGGATTAATAACAGGCAAGCCGCCAATTACTAGTGCGTTTAATACAGATTTATTATTAGTATTTCGTAATGAAGGTACTTCTTCAGATTTAAAAAGTATTGCTAAATCTGATTTCTTAGCATCTGTTCCGTCAATACCGGTTGGCACAATTCTTCCATTTGCAGGTACAGTTGTTCCGCTTGGATATCTATTATGTGATGGCAGTGAAATTTTAACAGCTGTCTATTCTGAGTTGTTTAGTGTTATTTCTTATTCGTATCGAATTGAATCTAAGTTAGTTGGTAATGCGACCTTTGCATTACCAGATTTAAGAGGCAGATTTCCATTAGGTCTTGATAGTATGGATAACGCATCTTTAGGTAATGTTCCTAATAAAAATGGTTCCGGTACAGTAAATCCACGTGGTACTCGAAACGGTACTGGGGATCCTAATGGCCCTGCTAATCGGGTTCACGATGCTAGTAGTAAAATAATTGGGTTAGCATCAGGAAGCGAAAATATAACAGCTGCACAACCCAACGCGTTAGATACGGCGTCTATAACACCGTTAACTAATAGTACTGCAAGATATTCAGCAATGAATCCATTTTTAACTATTAATTACATAATATTTACAGGTAAATTATAATGAGTTATTTAATAAACAACACAGACGGAACGTTACTAACAGAAATAGTTGACGGTACACTGGATCAACTATCAACAAGTTTAACATTAATTGGAAAAAACGCAAGTTCGTACGGTGAAAATTTAAATGAAAATTTTGTTAGACTATTAGAAAATTTTTCATCGGGCGCTGCTCCTGCTAACCCAATTCGAGGTCAACTTTGGTTTGATATAAATGAAAGTCGTTTAAAAGTGTACGACGGTACTGCGTTTAAATTAAGCAGCAGTACTATTGTTTCAGATTCAATGCCTAGTTCAATCTCTAAAGGCGATCTTTGGATTGACAGTAGAAACAAACAGTTGTATTTTAATGATGGCGTATCAAATACATTAGCTGGTCCAATTAATTCACCAAATAACGGTGTTGCAGTTGAAGCAGTTCTTGATGAAGAAGGGCTAGCACATAACATTATAATAATTTCCATTTCGCCTATATCGGGTTCAATCGTTGATTCGGTAACGGTTGGAATTATTAGTGCTGACACGTTTAACTTAAAAGATCCAATCGGTGGAGTTGGCGGGTTTGAAAATATTAGAGCCGGATTTAACTTTTTAACACCAGAATTTGCAACGCTATCAAATATAAGTGATCCGGAACAAGATGCAGATGCAGTTAATTTAAGATCATTAAATAACAAACTAAAGTTAGCTCCTCTTACTATAACATTAAATATTACTGATACTACAGTCATCTGTGAAAAATTAGAGGTTATCTTTCCAGCTGCCGATTATGCAGTTGACACGATTGATGGCAATGGCACTGGCCCAATCTGCAAAGTTGTATCGCTTGATGGATCAACTATCAAATCGTTTATGGTAGTAAACAGTGTCTGGACGTATCAATCGCAACTTTAACACTTTTTAAAATAAATACAATAAAATAAGGAATATACAAATGGCTTATGACATTAAAAAATCTAATGGTAATCTAGCAGCAACTGTACTAGATGGATCATTAAATACAACATTTGATATTACATTAATTGGTAAGAATTATGCCGGTTATGGAATACCACAAAATTCAAATTTTCTTCATTTATTGGAAAATTTTGCAAATGATACCTTTCCGTCAAAAGCAACTACTGGGCAGTTATGGTATGAAACATCAACTAAACGATTAAAAGTTAATACAGGTACTTCAGATTTAAAAGAATGGCACGTATTAGGTATTACTGAATCAACTGAAACTGACAACAAACCAACTAATTTATCAACTGGTAATTTTTGGTGGGATACTACTACTAATAATTTATATTGTAAAACTAACACTGCTAATTTACAGTTTATTGGCGGTTCGTTGACTGGTATTAAAACTAAAATAAAAAGTAGTGTAGTAAGAGATAATGCAGTAACTCCGGTTGATCGTGATATCATTGAAGTTATTGTTAATGATGTTACTGTTTATGTTATGTACGAAGGCACATCTGCATTTACATTAAATGCTAGCACTCCTATTACAGGATTTACTTCAATTAAACCTGGTATTACATCAAAAGACGTTAATCAATCAACGTTTGTAACTAGTACATATAAATTTTGGGGTACAGCAACTAATTCTGATAGATTAGGTGGAAATTTAGCAGAAACTTATATCAGCACAAGTAGTCCGTTTTTTGCTGATATTGGTCTTACTATTGGTAATGAAACTGCTAAGAAAAAATTATACATTTATAATGATACTACTGGTAATGCAGTAACTCCAACTATTGAAAATAAATTATCTGAAAAAATAGTATTTAAAACTTTTAAATCTAACGCAACTAAAACTGCATTAGAAATTAACGGTGCAGATATTTTGCCAGGAACGCCTAGCACGTCAAATATTGGCGCAAGTACCAGTGTATTTAATCAAGTACATGCAACTTCATTTAAAGGTACTGCTGATTCTGCAGATCAACTTAAAGTTGGTACAAGTTATGTATCAGCAAGTGATACACCAACTTCGGGAACAATTGTAGCACGCACATCTGCAACGTCTAAATATTTAAAAGTGTCGTCAATTAGTGGAGATAACACTACTACATTTACAGTAAGTAATCAGCATGTTGCAACTGGGTCCGTAACGTTTACATTTAAACAAAAAGATGGTACTAGTTTAGCAGGCCCATTTGCAGCAACATTAACCCAAGGATCTACTACAGTGTTGTTAACTTTGGGCACTACAACTGGATTTGAAACAGGTGGACAAATAACGCAAACGAGTTCATTTTCAACTGGCGGACAATTTGGTTATTTAACAATGCCAACTGGATCAATTGTTGCAAATTATTTTGTAGGAACATCAACTACTGCTAATGGTGACGTTGCTGAAAAATACTTAGCAGATGACACCTATGATGAAGGCACTGTATTAATGATTGGCGGAGAACACGAAGTAACTGCTGCTACATATGGCAAACGAGCATTAGGTGCAATATCAATAAATCCAGCGGTTATAATGAACAGTGAGCTTGTTAACGGTACACTAGTTGCATTAAAAGGAAGAGTACCAGTTAAAGTTATCGGAAGTGTAAAAAAAGGCGATCATTTAGTTGCAGCTGATACAGGAGTAGCTAAAGTTCTTAAAAATTCGTTAGATTCATGGCTAGTATTTGCAGTTGCACTTGAAGATAATAGTAACGACACTATTAAAATTGTCGAATCAGTAATTTTATAAAGGAATATAAATGGCAATACAAAAACTAACAATTGCGGCATTATCAGGCTCGTCTGGAGCAGCTGCTAATTCAGCAGCAACCTTAACTGTTGATGAATATAATAATATTCAAAGTAACATAAGTTGGATATTAGGAACAGGTGAAGGCAATTATGGATATGGTCAAACATTACTAACTGATGAAAATGCTCCATTAGCACCAAACACAAGTTTAACAAATACATTGTATAATTTGTTAGCAGATGACATAAAAAAAGCAAGAATTCACCAAACAGGATTAGCTTCAGCTGCTATTATACCAGGATTAGCTGGCAGTCAGGCAATATCATTAGGTTATGTTAGACAGTTAGTAAGTGCAGTTAATTTAGCAGAAACTGATCGATTAAGAACTCCGCCGTCACCAGCAAATGCAACTAACACTGAGATTGCACGACAACAACTAACATCTGAATGGAATGGAACTACTACTCATACATTTCAAGTAAATTTTGGTACGGCAGAAGATATGAGATTTTACTTCAACACTGGAAGTGAAATTCAATTACTAGCATCGCGTACTACAGTAGGTGCAATTCCAAAAAGTTCATCTGCTGCAAAAAATACATCTTGGACTTCGCTATTAAAAGGTTTAGGTACACTTAGTTTTACTAGAACAGCTACAAAATCTACATCAAAAATTGGTAATACAAGTTTTGGGTATGCGTCATTGTTTGATGTTAACGGACCATTATTAGAGAAAAAAGAAGTTTTCCGCAAATATTCAACAGATAACGCATTCTTATTAAATTATTATTCAATTTCTGCAAAAATTGTTAACGTTGACGAGGAAACGGATTGCGCTATTGAATTTACAATTGAGTTTGTAGATGCAGCAAATGCAACCCTAGAACTAAATGTATCGGGTACACTAGTTAGTATAGCAAAATCTTATAGAGCAACTGGCATTAATGTTGCAGTTCCATTACCTACCATTGTAACTGATTCAAATGTAATTGAAGCAGGACAAGCAGCACCTGGATATTCTATTACAAGGTCTGCAACTATAATGCGAGAAGATGGGATAACTGGTGTAGATTTTGAAATTGTAACTACTAATGTTGACGATGACACTCAGGTATATTGGTCAATAATTGGTGCAGGTGTTACTTTTGCAGATTTTCTTGATGCTGATGGAATTGAACTCGATTCAATTGTAAATATACCTATTACCATTACTAATAATACATCTGGTCCAATTACACTAAAGGCATCTGCTGATTTATCAACAAAAGAAGGAACTGAAAAGTTTAACTTTATAGTCAGAACTGACGCTGTGCCATCTGCAACTAATAAAGTAGCAGAGTTGTTAACAACTGCATATGAAGTAATTCAAGATACATCAATTGCTTCACCACCTCCACCTGCACCATCAGTGTATTTTAAAACACAAACAACTTCAAAATATAAAGAAGGTGCAACTGCGTTGTTTAGTATTGGAGCATTAAATGCAAAAACTCCATTAAAAGTAAGATGGGTTGCTGTATCCGATGGGGGTACTGACATATCTGCAGCTGATTTTACAGATGGTGCAGATACTGGAACTTTTTCAATTAGTAGCGCATCTACTTACATATTAAAACGTGCGTTGAAACCTAAAGATGGACAAGAAGGTACAGAATTTTTTAGAATTGAACTGTATATTACAGTTAATGGGATAGAAGAATTATCAGATACCAGCGATACAATTGAAATCACAGATGATTATGTTAATGTACCAATAGTACCTCCGTCTGTTTCAACTAGTGGCATTACTTCACTTAGTGAAAACTCTCCTACTGCAGGTGTAGAATTTTCATTATCCGTGCCGGCGCTAGCTGATTCAACTAAGGTATATTGGAGAATAGTTCAAGATTCAGTTGGAGAAATAACGTCAGCTGATTTTAGTAGTACGTATTCAGTAGGCGGTGCAGGCATTGGCGGAACTTCAAACGACTTTATTACTGTAAAATCTAAAGCAGCAGCATTAAAACGATATGCAAGAAATGACGGAGTAACTGAAGGAACTGAAAGCTTTAAAGTTGAATTTTATAAAGCGTATCCATTAACTCCGGAAAATTGGATAGTAACAAGTCCGTCTGTTAGTATTACTGAAACAGTTGGGTATACAATTTCTAGTGTTCCAACATCACAAGTAGTTGAAGGTAGTACAACCGGTATTCGTTATACTGTTACAACTCCGTATACGCCAACTGATACTTTATTTTGGAATATCTCAACTACTTCACTTATAACTTCTAGTGATTTTGAAGCACTTGGTGCTAGTTTTAACATTACTAACAGCACTGGTTATTTTGATGTTTATCCACGAGATGAAGGTATTACTGAAGGTAATCAAACATTCCGTGTTGATATTAGAACTGCAGCCGGCGGGGCGGGCGCTGTATTAATTTCAAGCCCTGGTGAAACAATTACTGAATTACCAGTATATACAATTACTACATCAATAACTACAGTTACTGAAGGCATTAATTCAGTAACATACACCATTACAACTCCGTATACAGTAAGCGGAACAGTGTATTGGTCAATTTCGTCAGTAACAAACGGTATTAGTACTGTAACTGCTGCAGATTTTTTACAACAATCGACTGCTATTCCAATTAATGACAGTGTTGGAACACTTACGTTAACTCCTATTGCTGATAATTCAACAGAGGGCGATGAAGAATTTAGAATAGTGTTACGTTCATCAAGTTCAACTGGTGCAATTGTACATACACAAACTGATACATTGTTAATTAAAGAACTTGTTGATTATACGATTAAATTATCAAACAATGCATCAACTATGGGAGAAGGATCTAGTACAACAGTTAGATTTGTTACACCATGGATGGCAAATAATACGCCAATGTTTTGGAGAATACGACCAGTTCAAGGAAATATTACGTCTGCTGATTTTTCTGTAGTTGATGCTGATACAACATCAGGTACTACTAACAGATTATATGGTACTGTTAGGACTCAATTAATTACTACTGGTACACAAACTGTTTCGGTGGCATCATTTACATTAACTGCAATAAATGATGCACTTACTGAAGGAACAGAAACCTTTCAAATTGAGCTACGTCTTAGCGAAAATACAGATCCTATAAAAGTAAGTGATATTTATTCAGTAACAGAACTTGTTCCATTCCGTATTTTATTACCGCAAGTTAACGGAATTGATGTAACTAATGTTAACGAAGGTGATAGCATGACGTTAACTGTACGTACTCCAAAACGTACTAAAGGAACTTCGTTATACTGGAAAGCAGTATCGGCTGGTATGGGTAGTCAGAATTTTAATTATACATCGACTCTGTCTACTATGTCTGAATTGACACAAATGTACGGTATTATTCATGTAGATGATAACAACTCCTCTGAAATTTTATTAACAGCAAATGCGGATAACTTAACTGAAGGCAACATGAATTTCTATATTGAACTTCGTGAATTTCCAGATTTACTTGAAAGTGAACTTAATGATTATGTTGCTTCTGAATCATATCTTTCGTTAAATGGCCCATTTGCAGCAAGAACGTTAGTGCCAATTATGATTAACGATACGTCAGGAACTCCTGAGCCGGTTGAAGTGCCGCCTGCTATGGTTAAATCAGTTGTGCCTAATCATAATTCAGTTATTGAAGGTCAATCTGTTACGTTCTCGTTAACTACAGAAAATGTCCCTACTACTCAACCAATTTACTGGAGAATTCTTTCAACATCAGTAAACGAAAATGAAATTGCAGAAGGATTTGCAGGCGGTCCAGTGTATGTAAACAGTCAAGGACACCTAGACATAACAATTACTACTGTTGCAAATGTTAGAACAGGTACAAAGGCATTTTTGTTAGACATTCGGTTAGACGATAACAGCCTTGCAACACAGTCTGCAGCTAAATCGTCTGCAGTTGAAATTACAAAAGCTCAACCTTATTCGATTGTTGCTGACAAATTATCAGTTGTAGAAGGCGGAACTGTAAGATTTGACGTAACTACTCCGTTATCAGTAGCGCCAACTGTTATTCATTATACTATTGTAGGAACAGGAGTAACTGCACCTGATTTTGGGTCAGGGTCACTTACTGGTGATATAACTATTGGTTCAACTGGTACAGGCTATTTTACATTAACACCGGTTAGTACTGATTCAACTGAAGGTGATGAACAGTTTACAATAACTTTGAGAGACAGTGCAAATGCACTAATTACACCAATTAGTCCGTGTCCAACTATTACTATAACAGAAAATGTTGGGTATAACATCGCAGCAAGCACGTTAGAGATCTATGAAAACCCAGTGTCCGGTGGCCAGTCTAGCAACGTGGTATTTACTGTTACAACGCCTGCAATGAGTGTATCGTCTACAAGTTTAAAATATCAAATTGTTTCAGAAGACGGAACAGTAGTATACACTGATTTTGTAGAACATAAAGATTCTGCAGGTAGTCCAATTACTGGATCATTTACTGTTACTAAAAATGTAGTTTCTGGTAAATTTACTGGAACATTTACATTAACTGCTAATCCTGATAATTTACCAGAAGGAAATGCTGATAAATTTAGTATTAAGTTGTTTACTAGTGATAACATTCCAATTCAACTTGCAGCTTCGTCTCCAATTATAACTATTAAAGAAGTAGGAACATGGAGCATATCATTAATTAATCCAATCACAGGTGTTGCTGGATCGCAGTCAATAGTAAAAGACACTCGTTCTACGTTCTATGTATCAACACCGTTTTTAGCTGCAAACACTAGCATATACTGGGAAGTACTTGAAAGTGGTTCATCAGCAACAGTAACAGTTGCCGATTTTAAAGAAACTGCGTCTGCAAATAAATTAACTGGTGTTGAAAAAGTTAAAGATAATAAATTTAGTGTATCGTTAACTCCGACTCATTTAGCTGATCTTAAATCATATACAATACAAATAAGTGAAGTATCTGAGTCAGCTGGATTTAAAACTGATGTAGTTGCACCTACTATCCGTGTAACACAGAATCAAACATTCTCAGTTATTGTACCAAATACTCCATTAGTTGAAGGTAACACTGTAACATTTACTGTTACATATCCAGGTATTCCAAATAATACATTCTATTGGCAACTTGTAGAAACAACAGGTGGTGTAGATGCTAGTGATTTTAATCCGTCTTTACCTGAATTAACAGGTACTAAAACAGGATTAACTACTACTGGTGGTACTACAACCGTAGCTCTTACACTTGCAACAGATTTAATTTCTGAAGCAGCCAAATCATTTAAGTTAGCAGTTAGTTTAACAGACGGTGGACCTACAGTAACTGGCGGTTTATCTAATGCTGTTACGTTTAACGATATTGGTGTTGCTACACTTAATAGTGATAAGGCAAGTATTTTGCCAAATGAAATTGTAAAATACACCCTTAAATTACCAGCAACGTCGACTGTAGGAACTATATTTTGGCAAATTAATGATTCTGCACTAAGTGGTTATTTTACAGCAACTACGGGAACTGTAATATCTACTACTAAATCATTTGATATTAATGTATCATCTAAAACAACATATACAACTCCGTTAACTACAGATACACCATTTACAATTACTATTAAAGAAACTAACCAATCTGGAACTACTATTAACGTAACAAGTCCACAAGTGGTGTTAAGTGCCGGTTATAAAATGACGCCAGCTGGCGGACCTGTTAATAAAACTACCGGTGTATCAATTGCAGTTACATCTCCAAAATCAGTTACTACTATTTGGTGGAGAATAGAAGGTATTAGTAGTAATGTTAATGCTAACTGGTTCCAATCAGGTGCTATTTCAGGATCAATTACTGATGTAAATAGCGGGTATCAATTGCCTGTACTTATTCCAACTGATCCTGCAGGATTAGGTAAGAAATTTAAAGTAATTATATCAGAAGCAGCAAATGGTAAGATGGAAGTTGGATACGATTTTACTACTCCAGCAGTGCCAGTAATTTCTCCAGTAGTACCAAATGTAGTAATTACATCAGTTAAAGAACCAACTGGTATAATAATAGGTGCACCTGCAACAGACTTTGTAGTATCAGTTTCTCCTAGTGTTGCAACTATTAACTTTGCAATTGAAGGAAATGGTGATGGTATTATGGTTAATAACTCGTCAACCCGCTCTGGCGGGTTATCTACAACATTAACTCCAACTTATGTAACTGCAGCTGCAAATACCGGATACGCTAAACTATCAATTTCGGCAAATACTACAGCAAAGTCTAATAATAAGTTTAAAGTAACGTACACTGCAACTGGTGTTAACGGTACACAAGTAACTAAATCAACATCGGATATTACAGTATCTAAGACAATGATTACGCGTAGATTTTATAAATCGGGTGAATTATTGTTGTCATCAGACAACCCTACAGTAGCTGTTACTATGGTCGGCGGTGGTGGTGGTGGTGGCGGCATGGCAGTTGCATTTGGCGGAAACGGAGGTGCTGGCGATAAAATATCTGGAATAGTAACTATTCCATCAGGTGCCTCAAAGTTAAGATTTAAGTTAATAAAAGGCGGAAAAGCGTCTTCAACTATTAACTCACAAGTAGGCCTAGGCGGTAACGGCGGCGATGCGTTTGAATTATTTGCAGATGACACATATATAGCAACTGTAGCAGGCGGTGGTGGTGGCGCAGGCGGCGGACCGATACCTGTTCCAAGTAGAACTACACCAACTGTAGAAGCTACAGTAGTTGGTGGTGCAGCAAATAATTCGTTAACTACTCGTTATAAAACCGACGGCGCTAGTGCAGTAGATCCAGCAGGTAATCCTACCATTACGCCCGGAACAGGTGCAGGCGGAGCACCGTCGGGTATGTATGGTATAAGTAGAACAGTTAGCGGTAAAGTGTATGGGGGTGCAGGAAGCGGCGGATATTCGTACATAGATCCTGGTTTTCCAGAATTAACCCGATATTACGCAGCCGGAGGTGTAGGCGGTCGTGGGGTTGCATCTACAACTGTTGATACCGGCGGAACTCCGTATCTTGGTGGGGTAGAAGGCGTACCGTTAACACAGTCTGGAGAAATTGGCGGCGAAGCATATATTGAATTTACAGTATTACCTATGTCAAATGAAGTTAGTTTTGGATATTTAGAGTATAAATCCGGTACTAATACAACCGTTAATAATACATTTACTGTACCTGAAGGAGTTACTTCGCTATACGTGTTAGTAATTGGCGGTGGTGGTGGCGGTGGTGCTGGCTGGGATACAGGAGACTATAACGGCGCAGCCGGCGGCGGCGGCGGAGCCGGGAGATTAATTGGTGTTGATGTTCCTGTACAAGCCGGGTGGACAGCTACTATTAATGTTGGCGGCGGCGGCATAGCAGGATTTGGAGCCAAGGGTGATACAGTTCTTCAAGCAGCATATCGAACTGGAGGTTCAGGTGTTCGCTCTCAAGTTGTAATAAAAAACGGTGCAACTACTGTTAGTACGATTTTTGCCGGCGCAGGCAACGGTGGTAAAGGATTCAATGATACTGGTGGTAGCGCCAGTGGTAACGATTATATTACAACAGGCGGCAGCGCCGGCAGTGCATATCTTACAGGTCCTGGCACAACTAGAGTAACTAGCCCGTTAATACCTGGACAAACTGGCTTGCGTGACGCCTATATTGATTTACTTACAGGTAAATTAGTTAATCATGCTTACACACCAGGCGGCCAAGGTGCAAACAATGGATCTATTTACGGCCAAGGCGGCAACGGCGGTATAACTAGTGAAGATAACGTTGTTAATTCTGGAAAACCAGGAACAGCTGGATTTGTATCTATTACTTGGTAATAACGCAACTGTTATAAATGATAAAGCCGGCATATGCCGGCTTTGTTGTGATTAGTGTTTGTAAAAATTAAAAAAGTGTTGATGCCATTTAAGCTTCTTAGGTTCAACAATTTCTTCTTTAATAGGTTCTGGAACTGGTTCTTCCTTGTAAACAAAGCCATTTACCATTGGAAATACTGCGCTAATTGCTTGCGCACACGCTATTGCAACTTGTTTGTGTTCAAGCTGTGTATCCACGTTACTACGCACTTGTATATAGTGAATCCATGAGCGCAACGTCCCGTTAACATACACACGACTCTTAGTATTGCCTTCTGGAAGAACGACACGAGCTTGTTCTTTAGCAATGCCGTTGCTAATGGCCCATTCGTATTGTGCTTTTGCTGAATTAATATGAGCTTCTTGTCTTAGATGCCATTCGTCATTAATCGCCTCTTCTTCTGCAGTATTAATTGTAATTGAATTTTGACGATTTTTAGGATCTTGAAATCTAGCATCACGTATTTCAAAAGACAAATCCTGAGTTGGATCTGCATATCGTTGACTAAACTCTTGGAATCTAAATGAAGCGTGACGTAATAATTGACGAGCAATGTCGCGAGTGGTATTTACTTCTAAACATACATTGACCATTTCAAGTGGTGACCAATGCGCATGCTTAATTAAATAGTTAATTAATTTTTCTGAAGTTTCTGTATTAAATTGATTTGACGGATTACTTACTCTAGCGCAAAATGCTATAAGTTCTTGTGCATCAGTAATTCCTAATTCAGCAAATTCTTCAGTTGGTTGAGAATACGATACTAATTTAATGTTCATAATTTTTGTTTCTTTAAAAATTTATTAGTTAGTTTTTCTACATCTTTTTTTACTTTTACTGCATCAAGTTTAAAGTCTACGTCATCAATTTGTTCTTCGTATGAAGTTAATAATTCTGATAAACTTTGTTGAAAGCTAGACCATCCGTCTTTTTTTATTTTCGTTGTTAATTTTATTTCCCAAGACTTATTATCTTTAAAATTAATAACTACTGAATGCAAATAAAGAAGAGGTAACGATTGTAACGTTACCTCTTCAAATACTTCAGGCCAAACTTCTATTACGTCTTTAGGAAGTGGCTTCGTCTGTTTTAACAACTTTTGCCTTTTTAGCTGTAGTTACGACTTCTTCTGCTACAGTTTCAGTTTTAGCTTTTTTAGCAGTCGGAACTAAGTCTTCAGCTTGTCTACGTAGTGCAGCTGCTTCTTTTGAAAGACGATCTGCTTCTGAACGATAGTGTTTAGCTTGTTGCTCGGGAGTTAAAAGTTCTACAAGTGCTGCTTTCGATTCAGCAGTTTCTTCTTTTACTGATTTCTTATTTTGAAATGGTTCTTCCTTAATTGCAGATTTTAAAGAAAGCTCATCAATTGTAGTGCCTCTTTGTTCTGCGATAATTTGATTCAATTCAGATAATCTAACCGATTGTAAAGACGAAGGTATCATTTCAATTTGATCAGTTGAAATCTTAACTAATCTATTTTGAGTATGTAATGCAGGAAGCATTACGCTACCGTCTGGAAAATTTGCACGAGCCATAGCTTCTGCAAATTCGTATGCAGATTGACCTGCATTGCTTTCAACTAAATTAATAAGTGCATCGTGATAACTATCTGGTAAGTTTTCAGTAGGCACAATTAAACAGTTGTAAGCATCACCTGGCAATGTACGGTATGCTACGATACATTTTTTGCCAGATGCAATAACTCTGCCAACATGTTTAAGGTCAGCCATTATTGCGCACCTGGTTGAGTAGCTTGTTGTGCTTCAGCTTGCTTTGATACAAGTGTTAAAAAGTTTTCTAATTTAGTATATGTTTGACCAACTGCTACCATTTCAGTAGGTTTAAATGCACCTCTTGAACTAGCAATGTCAATGATAGTTTTTAATGCATTTAAATCATTAATAGTAAGATCGGTTGCTGATTCTTGTGCAGCTGCGTCTTGTGTTGGTTCTTGTACTGCGGCTTGTGTAGTTTCTTCTGTCATGTTTTTTCCTCTGTAAGTGTAATATAATTAATTATCTTGAATGTAAATATGGGCATGCAATTGTGAAAAAACTAAGTTCTTTCTCTGATTCAAACCCAATTGTAATGTTGTAAATAATAGCGTTGTTACTATCTAATGAAATTCCTTTTCCAATGTAGTACCTGCTATTTAAGTTTTTAGTAATCCACTCATTAATAAATTCGAGTAAATCCGTTCTTGATTTATTAATAGTAAAGTATTCAAAATGCGGACAAGCATAATCTACTCTCCGCATTTTAAAATAATCTAATGGATTTGGTTTTCCATTTTTTAGTGCCATTTACGCCTTTTAATTTTAGTGTGATAAAAGTATATTATACGATAATTAGTGATAGTTGTCAACTAAACTGGTAAATAAGAATGTAGTTCACGGAACGGGAATTCCTAACTACTCTAAACATTCATACAATAATCTAAGGAGACTATTATGTCCAGCAATTCTATTTATTCGTTCCAACCTGTTATTTTATTTTTACAAAGCATCAATGTAGATCATGTGTATTATTCTAAGAGAAAATATCATATAAAAACATATCATAATATGTTGTATGCAGAAATATGTAATACTACGTCATTTTTAATAAACCCGTCATTTACAGAACAATTATTTTGTTATGCTAATAAAATAACAGCGTATCCAACATGTGCTATGTGCAACAATCGTACTACTTATAACATTAGACATCAACAGTATCATACATATTGTTCGCAATTGTGCTCAATAACTGATATGGAAACATTAATTGGTGTTACTAATACTAGCCAACTACAATCAGTAAAAGATAAAAAGAAACAGAAATCATTAGAAAAATACGGAGTTGACAACGTATCAAAATCTACAGAAGTTAAATTGCAATTATCTAATGTGAGAAAACTGTATTGGGCAAATGTATATGAAAATAAAGATTTTACTATAAACGGTTTATCTAAACAACAGTATAGAAATAGATGTCATCAATACTTAGAAACTCAATATCAAAAATATAAACATATTTTAGATCCAGAAAACAAACGTGGCAAATATTGGCATATAGACCACGTTTATAGTGTGTTTGATGGATTCTTAAATAACGTTCCGGTAAATGTTATTTCAGATGTTTCAAATCTTCGTCTTATTAAAGACACTGATAATTATAAAAAACATAAATCCTCATATAAAACATTATCTAAATTATATGAGGATTATAATCAAGCTTTTTCTTTTGAAAACTCGTAATAGCAAGTTTCACCAAATGGGGCTACGATTGTATCATTACCGTGTATAATAAACACTGTATCTGTATACGTTTCGTCCCCCCAGCTTCCAAAAGGATACCCATCAGTAAAACATAGGAACTTTTTAGGAATAATGTCATTTTCTTTCATATATTCCCAGTTAGCATCAAAGTCAGTACCACCGCCACCTTTTGGTTGATATTCATCAAATTCAGAAATAGTATAACCGGTAAATGATGCTTCGTTGTATACTTGTGTATCAAAGCACCATAACTTAATACTAAAGTCTTG